CGATAAAACCTTCACACCACAGATTACGCCAGAGCAAATCTTCAAATTAAGGCAGATTTTGCCTCAATTAGACCCAAAAAAGAAGAAAAAAGCCCTAGATTTAATCAAAAAGTATGAAGCACAACTCACTCAAATCGCTGCAAATTTATCCTTTTTGGACTTTGTTAAACACGTATATCCAGGCTATAAGGTCGGGCCACATCATCTTAAACTGGCTCAGATTTTTGAGGATATTGCTGCAGGAAAAAAGAAGCGTGTCATCGTTAATATCGCTCCGCGACATGGTAAATCGGAACTCATTTCCTACTTGGCGCCAGCCTGGTTCCTCGGTAAGTTCCCGCAAAAGAAGATTATTATGGCGTCTCACACAGCTGATTTGGCTGTTAACTTTGGACGTCGTGTTAGAAACCTTGTGGGTTCAGAATCGTATAAAGACATTTTTCCAGAAGTAGAATTGCAAGCTGACAGTAAGTCAGCATCAAGATGGGGAACTAACTTTAATGGCGAATATTTTGCTATTGGCGTCGGTGGCGCTCTTGCTGGGCGCGGTGCTGATTTGTTTATTATTGACGACCCTCATTCTGAGCAAGACGCTAAAACTGGACGAGCCGATGTCTTTCTACCTGCTTGGGAATGGTTTCAATCTGGTCCTTTACAGCGGCTTATGCCTGGCGGCGCGATTATTGTTGTGATGACTAGGTGGTCAAAGCTTGACCTAACTGGACAAATCGTAAGCCAGATGGAAAAGAATGAAGACGTAGACCCTTGGGAAGTCGTTGAGTTTCCGGCAATTAAAGACGACGGCACAGCTCTGTGGCCCGACTTTTGGGATGTTGAGGAGCTTCTTGCTAAGAAGGCTGCTTTGGATATCCGCTACTGGAACGCCCAGTATATGCAGAAACCGACCTCCGAAGAGGGGGCGCTTATCAAGCGGGAGTGGTGGCAGATGTGGGAAGAGGAAGGTCCACCAGCGTGCGAGTTTACAATCATGAGCCTAGACGCGGCTCAAGAAGCTAATAATAGGGCAGACTACAATGCACTCACAACTTGGGGTGTTTTCTTCAATGAAGAGACGAACAACTACAATATCATCCTCCTTAATGCAATTAAGAAAAGACTGGAGTTTCCGGAACTCAAGAAGCTTGTACTTGAGGAGTACAAAGAATGGGAGCCGGATGCGTTCATGGTTGAAAAGAAGTCCAATGGCGCGGCACTCTACCAAGAGCTCAGGCGCATGGGTATACCGGTCGGGGAATTCACACCTGGCAAGGGTCAAGATAAAATCTCTAGAGTTAATGCTGTTTCAGATTTGTTTAACTCAGGCATAGTTTGGGCACCTAACCGCCGGTGGGCAAAAGAAGTTATTGAAGAATGTAACGATTTTCCTAGCGGAGTTAACGACGATTTGGTAGACTCCACTACATTGGCATTAATGCGTTTTAGGCAAGGCGGGTTTATCCGTTTACCAAACGATGAACCAGAAGAAGACTATTTATATAAGTATCGTAAAAAGGCTGCGTATTACTAATGGTTACACAAAAATTTACTGGTAAAAATCAGTTGATTGACAGGCTCGCTGCGCAAGTGGGCGACCGTGGTAAAGCTATTAGTATTTTACAAGAACGTGGGCATTTAAAAGAAGACGGTAAAACATTTACTGCCGAGGGTATGAAGCGTAATATGATGACTGCAGAGGAACGTGCGATAAATAGAGCATCTAAACGCTCCGGCAACGCCGAAGCTAAATACAAGTACGACGTAAAGACTAATAGAGCCACGCTCAAAGGAAAGAAATAATTATGGCAATTGATAAGTCACTAGGACAAGCTCCTCTAGGCATCGACCAATTAGACCCAGAAGAGATGGGTGATGAACCGGCGATGGAGATTACCATCGAGGACCCTGAGTCAGTTGAGATTGGGATTGACGGACAGCCTATATTAAAAATAGAGCAAGCGGACGATGAGGAAGAAGAATTCTCAGATAACTTAGCTGACGAGATTCATCCAAATGAATTACAAAAACTAGCCGGTGATTTGATTGCTGAGTTTGAATCTGATTTGTCTGCACGTAAAGACTGGATACAAACATACGTTGATGGCTTAGAGCTATTAGGTATGAAGATTGAAGATAGGTCTGAACCATGGGAAGGCGCATGTGGTGTGTATCACCCACTATTGTCAGAGTCCCTAGTTAAGTTCCAAGCTGAAACCATGATGGAGACTATGCCAGCGGCTGGTCCTGTTAAGACTCAGATTATTGGCAAAGAAACAACAGAGAAAAAAGAAGCAGCGGTTCGTGTTCAAGATGACATGAACTATCAGATTATGGATGTGATGAAAGAGTATCGTCCAGAGCATGAGCGCATGTTATGGGGCTTAGGCTTATCAGGTAATGCGTTCAAGAAGGTTTACTACGACCCGTATTTAGGTCGTCAAGTATCTATGTATATCCCAGCTGAAGACGTAGTTGTACCTTATGGTGCTTCAAGTCTTGAGTCAGCTGAGCGTGTAACTCACGTGATGCGTAAGACAGAGAACGAGATTAAGCGTCTACAATATGAAGGCTTCTACCGTGACGTAGACCTTGGTGAGCCGACCCAAGTGATGGATGAAGTTGAGAAGAGCATCGCTGAAAAGATGGGCTTCCGTGCTACATCAGATGGGCGCTTTAAGTTACTTGAGATGCATGTGGAGTTAGACCTCCCAGGCTATGAAGATAAAGACGAAGACGGTGAGCCTACAGGTATTGCCCTTCCATACGTAGTTACTTTAGAAAAAGGCACTAGCGAGATTTTAGCTATTCGCCGCAACTGGGAGCCAGATGATGATAGCCATCAAAAACGTCAACACTTCGTTCATTACCCGTATATCCCTGGTTTTGGCTTCTACGCGTTTGGTCTTATCCATCTTATTGGTGCTTTTGCTAAGTCTGGTACTTCTATCATTCGTCAGCTTGTCGACGCTGGTACATTATCTAATCTGCCAGGCGGTTTCAAAACTCGCGGGCTACGCATCAAAGGTGACGACACCCCGGTAAGTCCTGGTGAGTTCCGTGACGTAGATGTTCCAAGCGGCACAATGCGTGACAACATCCTACCTCTTCCTTACAAAGAGCCTTCTCAAGTTCTGTATTCATTACTAGGAACTATCGTAGAAGAAGGACGTAGATTTGCTGGTGCAGCAGACATCCAGGTGTCCGATATGGGTGCAAACGCTCCTGTTGGTACAACTCTAGCTATTTTAGAGAGAACCTTGAAAACCATGAGTGCTGTTCAGGCTCGCATCCACTACAGCATGAAGCAAGAGTTCCGTCTACTAAAGCGGATTATTGCTGACTATGCGCCAGAGGACTATTCATATGAACCAGAAGAAGGTAACAGAAGAGCTCGTCGCTCAGACTATGAGTCAGTGGATGTTATTCCTGTGTCTGACCCAAATGCATCAACAATGGCTCAGAAAGTTGTTCAATATCAAGCGGCTTTACAGTTAGCTGGAACAGCACCACAGTTATACGACTTGCCTTTGTTACACAGAGATATGCTTGAAGTTCTAGGTATTAAGAACTACCAGAAGCTTGTTCCGATGGAAAATGATATGAAACCGCGTGACCCAGTCACAGAGAATCAGAATCTTCTTAAGAACAAGCCTGTTAAAGCGTTTTTATATCAAGACCATAAGGCCCATATTGCCGTTCATATGGCTATGGCACAAGACCCACAGGTTCAACAACTAGTTGGTCAAAACCCACAAGTAGCCCAAGCGTTAATGGCTGCTATGACAGCACATATTGCGGAACATTTAGGATATGAATACCGCAAACAGATAGAAGCGCAAATGGGAGAGCAACTCCCACGTTATGGTGAGAACGACGAAGATAATAGCGTTGGTATCCCAGAGTCTATGGAAGTACAAGTTTCCCAGATGGCTGCCCAAGCTGCACAACAGATATTGGCTCAACATCAACAGGAATCACAAGCAGCAAAAGCACAGCAGCAAGCGCAAGACCCACTCATTCAGATGCAACA